GAGGCGAAAAACGCACTTTCTCTTTTTATTTATATTTTTTGGAGATGGTTAAATGCTTGAGAGAGAATACCAATCAAAACTTATTAAAAAATTGAAGGAGCTTTTTCCGGGATGTGTAGTTACAAAATTAGACTCGTCTCATATACAAGGGATTCCTGATCTGTTGATATTATTCAATGATAAGTGGGCAACCCTTGAGGTTAAGAAAAGTAAGAATGCATCTTTAAGACCTAATCAAGATTATTATATTTCGAAACTTAATGAGATGTCTTTTTCAAAAATTATATTTCCGGAGAATGAAAAGGAGGTTTTAGATGAACTTCAACAAGCATTACGGAAATGAAGGAAAACATGCCTTCTTGGGAGCAAGTAAGTATCATTGGATAAATTACGATGAGGATAAGTTAATTCAGTCTTATTTAAATTTTAATGCGGCACAACAAGGAACGACATTACATGAATTTGCTGCACAATGTATAAGGCTGGGACAAAAACTTCCGAGGTCTAAAAAAACTTTAAATCTTTACGTAAACGATTGTATTGGTTATAAGATGCAGCCAGAACAAGTTTTATATTTTAGTGACAACTGTTTTGGGACAACCGATGCAATTGCGTTTAGAAATAATGTTTTAAAAATTAGTGATTTAAAAACTGGGGTAACCCCGGCACATATGGAGCAGCTTGAGATTTATGCTGCTCTTTTCTTTTTGGAATATGAGATGGAACCAGCGGATATTTTAATAGAGCTAAGAATCTATCAAAACAACGAGGTGCTTTTGTTAGAACCTCAGACAGAAGATATTTTAACAATTATGGATAAAATAATAGTTTTTGATAACTTAATAAATCAAATTAAAAACGATGAGGAAATTTAAAAATGGAGAATCTTGTTTATGATGATATTTTAATGCATTACGGAACAAAGAGACATTCTGGAAGATACCCTTGGGGTTCTGGTGAGAATCCTTTTCAGCATTCTGGAGACTTTTTATCAAGAGTTGAAGAACTTGAGAAGGGTGGAATGAGTCAAAAAGAAGTTGCAGAAGCATTAGGATTATCAACTACAGAATTTAGACTTCAGAAGTCACTTGCTAAGGATGAACGTAGAGCAGCTAACGTTGCCACAGCAAAAGCTATGAGAGGTGATGGATATTCTTTAAGAGAGATAGCAGCTAAGATGGGTTTTAAGAATGACTCGTCCGTTAGAACTCTTCTTAACGAAGACACGGAAAATAGAAAGAAAGCCGCTCAAGCTACTGCTGATATTTTAAAAAAAGAAGTAGAAAAAAAAGGCATGATTGATGTTGGTAAGGGTGTTGAGCGAGAACTGAATATCTCTAAAGAAAAACTTAATGAAGCCATAATGATATTAGAAAGAGAAGGGTATGAGGTTTATGGAAGAGGTGTTGCTCAGGTAACCAATCCCGGTAAGCAGACCAACATTAAGGTTCTTTGTAAACCGGGGACCGATTATAAAGATGTATATGACAGCTCGAAGATTAAGTCTGTCGAGGATTATATTTCGAATAACAATGGTGCGTCCTTTAGAAAAGCTTTTGAATATCCTGAATCTTTAGATTCTAAAAGGGTTAAAATTAAGTATGCTGAAGAAGGTGGAATTAATAAAGACGGAGTTATTGAAATTCGTAGAGGTGTTGAAGATTTGAATCTTGGTGAATCACACTATGCTCAGGTTCGTATAATGGTTGATGGAACACACTATATGAAAGGTATGGCTGTTTATTCAGATAATATGCCGGATGACGTGGATGTGATATTTAACACTAACAAGAAATTAGGAACTCCAAAAGAAAAGGTTTTTAAACAAATTAAAGATAATCCGGAAAATCCATTTGGTTCTTTAATTAAGGAGCATGGCGGTCAGAGTTATTACGATGATCCCAATGGAAAATTTGTAGATCCTATTACAGGAAAGAAACAATCCCTATCAAAGATAAATAAGACAAGAGAAGAAGGCGATTGGGCTACATGGTCTGATAAATTGCCTTCTCAGTTTTTGTCTAAACAGAGACCCGAGTTGGCACAGCGACAGTTAGACTTAACAAAGGCTGATAAAATTGCAGAATTTAATGAGATTAAGGAATTAACTAATCCAACAATAAAAAAGAAACTTTTAGAGACATTTGCTAATGATTGCGATTCGGCTGCGGAACATTTGAAGGCTGCCGCACTGCCTAGGCAGAAATATCAAGTTATATTACCATTGGAAAGTATAAAAGATAATGAGGTCTATGCTAGAAATTATAACGATGGCGAAACCGTAGCATTAATAAGATATCCTCATGGAGGAACTTTTGAAATCCCTATATTAACGGTTAATAATAAACTTAAAGAAGGAAAAGAAGTTCTCGGCGAGATGCCAACCGACGCAATCGGTATAAATAAAAAAGTTGCGGATAGATTAAGTGGCGCTGATTTTGACGGCGATACAGTTATGGTTATTCCTTGCAATTCCTACAACAACAAAGTAAAGATATTATCATCTCAGCCGCTCAAAGAATTAGAGGGATTTGACACCCATGAATATGAATATGATGATGTTAAGAAAGATTCAGATGGAACTGAACATTATTATAGAAATGGTCGTGAATTTAAACCTATGAGTCACGCTCTAACTCAAAACGAAATGGGAAGAGCTTCAAATTTGATAACTGATATGACATTAAAGGGCGCTTCACCAGAAGAATTAGCAAGAGCTGTTAAATATAGTATGGTTGTTATTGACGCTGAAAAACATAAGTTGGATTATAAACAAGCAGCTATTGATAATAATATAAAAACTTTAAAGGAAAATTATCAAGGTAGAATTGACGAAAAAGGTAGAATGCATACCGGTGCATCCACGTTGATATCTAGAGCGAAGTCTCAGACAGAGGTTACTAAACGTAAAGGACATCCAAAAATAAATGAAGATGGAACATTAACATATAAAGAGGTCATAGAAGAGTATACAGATAAGAATGGTAAAACAAAAATAAGAACCCAGAAATCGACCCAAATGAAAGATACAAATGATGCACGTACATTAATTAGTGATGCTAATACCCGCATGGAAAATATATATGCGGACTATGCTAATTCGATGAAATCATTAGCTAATCAGGCTAGAAAAGAAATGATCAATACTGGGAACCTAAAATATGACCCCCAAGCTAAAAAAACGTATGGCGAAGAAGTGAAATCATTAAATGCTAAGCTTAATGTGGCCCTTAAGAATGCCCCTAGAGAAAGACAGGCTCAGCTTATGAGTAATGCCTCCCTTAAAGTGATGGTTGAAGACAACCCCCATATGACAAGCGAGGACAAAAAGAAGGAGGCCCAGCGTCTATTAACATACTATAGAACATGTGTTGGGGCTAAGCGACACCCTATAGAGATCACCGACAAAGAATGGGAGGCCATACAAGCAGGTGCTATAACAGAGAACATACTAACAAACATACTAAACAATGCTAACTTAGATGAGCTTAGAGAGCGAGCTACACCTAGAAGTAGTATGAGTCTTAGTGAAGCACAGATAGGAAAGATTAAAGCTATGGCTTTGTCGGGCTATTCGGCAGCAGAGATAGCGAAAGCAGTAGGAGTTTCTACGTCTACTGTACATGAGTATGCGAAAGGAGGATGATCAGATGGAAGTAGCATTAACAACAAAGGACAATCCATATGATCCTTTTGACCAATACACTGAATGGATGCTCTTCGATCATGAAAGGAATTATTGTACTGCGGAATACATAGCACGCATTGCTAATACATCTGACAGCTTGACTGATGCGGAAAACAAGGAAATCATTGAAAACGCAATTGATGAAATAATAAAATACGATTTAACTAATAATTATGTAAAGATTCGAAGGAATTGATACCCGGGGGAGGGGGTCTTTAAATTACACCCCCTCTTGAATCGCGCCGGTCTTAAAAATTTCTCCGCTGATATTTTTTGAAAAAGGTTTTGGTATTATGTAGGGGCATTGGATTCAAACCTCCTATAAAATTCCGTTTGCCATAAGTCCATAGATTCTCTCTATTGGATCCAGTGCCTCTAATTAATACAAAAACCCGCATAAAACATATTTAAAAGTAGGTGAATGTATATGAAGAAGGATAGTAAAGTACCAGAGAAGTATACTAGAAAGAAGCTAAGGCCGGCATTAACTCCCGAAGCGAGGGAACAACAACTTATATCTCTAGCTGTTGATCTTGCTGAAAAGCAATTAATGGAGGGAACGGCCAGTTCACAGGTCATAACACATTACTTGAAACTTGGATCAACTTATGAAAACGTGAAGAAAGAGCTATTACAAGAACAAAAGAAACTGGCAAGTGCTAAAACCAAGAGTCTTGAAGAAGCAACAAGAGCGGAACAGATATACCAAGAGGCGTTAGAAGCTTTCAGAGGGTATAGCGGCCAAGACGATGAATGAAAAAAGTTATGCGGAACTCATTAAACTGGAAACGTTTAAGGAGAGGTTGTTATATTTGAAACTCGATGGCGTTGTTGGTGAAGATACTTTCGGAATTAATCGATACCTTAATCAGAGTTTTTACAAATCTCAACTATGGAGAAAAGTTAGACGAGATATAATTATACGAGATGGCGGATGTGATCTAGCAATGCCCGACAGAGAGATACGCGGAGATATTTTAGTTCATCACATTAATCCGATAACGATTGAAGATCTAACAAGTCATAGTTTTAAATTATTAGATCCAAACAATCTTGTTTGTGTGGCTTATAATACTCACAATGCAATTCATTACGGTGATGAAGATATTTTAGACGAGTATGAAGTAGTGGTTCGAACTAAGAATGACATGTGTCCATGGAAAAATTAAGTACGCGAAAAAAACATTCTGTTTTATGAAGAG